GTTCTCCATAATATTTTAACAGCATCAACACTCATTTTTGCGGCCATACCGAAAGCAACCATTGTTGCAAAATCGGGTATTGCGCCAAGATCTTCGTCAATAGATTCGAATAATTCTTCATCGTCTATATCATCAAGCATTTCTATAATATCAGCATCTATAAATGTTCTAAATTCTTTTATATCAGAACCTAAGAAATCCATCATTTCTTCGGAAAGGTTCATACCGTTTCTAACTGCATCAAAAACACTCTGTCCACCCTTAAATCCGGCAGGCATACCCTTTGCAAAACTCTCAAAGTCATTTGCGGCGGCCGATGCTCTCATCTTAGATGCAGACATACCAGTAACACCTTCTGCGTCTGGATCACGAGCTCCGGCGGATGCTACTTTAACACCACCCTCGAAATTATAATACCCATGTCTACCTTCGACATCATTATACTTGTTTAATATCTTTTCAAACTCTGTAACTCTGTCCGACCCCACAACCATAGTGACATCTCTATAACCTTTGGCATATACAGTAGATAGAGTATCAAATGCGTTCTTAACACCAACATCATACTGAATAACTTTTTTATGTTTAGGAAACATCGCCTTCATAAATTTAGTTTTTTCTTTGTATGGTAATGGATTTTTCTTGGGGTCGTTTGATTGACTCGAATAAACCATTGCATCTGCATTTTCTTTCTTAGCGACTGTCACAACTTTTTTCAACAACACTTCATGTCCTGTTGTTGGAGGATTAAATCTACCAAAGGAAAATACAAGTTTTTTCATTAGTTTGCTCTCGTTATGTTTGTAATGCGTTCAATCTGTTGGTTGATAATCGCTTCGCGGTTTGGCCAATAGATATATTCTTTATCTTTGTTCTTCATAAGATTATTTAGTAGTGGTAAAATCAACTCTTCGACTTCTGTCAGTTTACTACCAACCAAAACTTTTTCGTTTTCGTAATATTCCTTGACTGTCGAAACTTCATCTAACATATCGTCGAGTTTACCAACAACATTATCCATCTTATACTCTAGCAATTTTACTTGCTCAGAAGAAGCATCCAATTTCTCAGATACCTCTTCTGTTCTCTGCGTTTGTCCTGTAAGACCTTTTAGGTCGTCCTCATCAACGGCGGTAAAACCGAAATCAATATCATCACTCATTTTCATTATCCATAACTGTGTAATCATGTATTGAATCTACATAATCTTTTGCCTTTGTGATTTTTGCAATAATCCAAGGTTCCAGACTAATAGGTAGTGACATAGGAGCGCCCATCTCACCTTCCATCATTTCTACCAATTCAACAATTTTATTTTGCATAATAATTAAATCGCGCATTACCATCTCGGCAGACTCATTTTCAAACCTAGTAGATTCGTCAATAGATTCTTTTTTCAAACCTTTTCTGAGTCTTTTAAGTTCTTTTTCAATTTCTGCCATTTTCTTACTATCGACTTTCATGCCAGTCTTAGTCAAATCTGATTTTGTCATAGACAACTCATCGATTTCATTCGATTCTCTTGACATTTTATCTGCACGTTTACTAATATCAGACAGATTTTTCTTAGTCGAACTCATGGTTTTTTTCTTTTTATTTCTATTCATATGCACCGCATATTTTTTCATATCAATTTTTGGTGCCTTTTCATTAAGACTGTCCATGAAACCTTTGGGAAGAATAGATTCGTCTTCAACAGATTCTTTATGTACAGAAAAATGTGGTCCATCCTTGTGTGGAAATGGCTGACTATCTAAATGTTTTGACAAACTATCAGATCCTTCAGATGCCATGTCACCTTTAAGGAGCCGGTGTTTTGTTTTTACTAGATAGTAAGAATCTGGCGCATTTTTATGATTTTTCCATTTCATTCCATCAGCCTTTGTCTGAAAGTGAGTTAAAACCTCGTGTTCTAAATCAAATGCGATAAAGTTTTCATCAAGTTCAACTTCTTCTTTAATTTTGGTTGCAAGCTTTACTCTGGTATATGGTAACTCATCGCCCACTTTAATGTCAACTGGTTTATCATCATCGGTTGCAAATTTTCCTATTTGAATAACTTTTGAACCATCATTCTTTTTCATCATATCAACAGCTTTACTTTTATCTTTAAACTGTCCTATGACCTTGTTCTTAGAACCCTTTTCTAAAACTACAAACATACCTTGACTTTTTGCTTCATCAAGTTCTACAGATTCATCAATTAATGACATTTGTTCTTTTCTCATTTCTACTGCGATAGGCAAAAGTTTTTCAATGTCTTCATCATCCAAATCATCTAAATGTGTTGCATTGAGTTTCGACATTTCTGCCAACTTAGACTTCCATTTTTCTGCAACTGTATTACATGCATCGTTGATACTACTACATTTACGAATATCGTGATGCAAGTCTTGCATTTTTGATCTAGAAGTTTCTGGATCATACCCATAAAAACCGGCCGTATATCCGGGCAGATAATGAGAATCTTCTTCTTTAATACCGCTTTTTGGTGCATTTCTCATTTTCTGACCTTCGATCCAATCTTTTGCTTTTGGATCGCTAGGATCTTTTCTAATCCACTTTTCTAATTTCTTGTGTGCCTTTTTAGCTTCAGATTGCCAGTTAGAACCGTTCGAATTGTCAATAACATACATATTTGATTTTCCAAACATACTTGCATATTTTTTCAAATTCTTTTGTACTGCATTCCACATTTCGGTGACTTTTTCTGCACCAATAGTTCTATTTCTTTTCTGATCTCTTGCAATAGCAGTTTCTAAATTTGTATTGACATAGATCATTGCACATTCGTATCCAACCTTATCCAAAAGTTTTTTCTGGCCTACAATCTTATTGACATCTTTGCCAGTACCGTCTATAATAACACCTAACCGACCGTCTACATATAAAGACTTTTGTTTTGCAGTAAGATCAGTCGCTTTAACTCTAATTTCTTGTCCTTTATCTGACCAAATATCATCTGAGTTTTTAGCATCTAATCCAGCGCCTTTCAACAATTTTTCATATGCAGGGTCAGGATTGACTACACGCAGTCCAAGATTGATAAGTCCTAGTTGTCCGCCACCCATAAACTCTTTAGGATCGCCGCCGACTGTAGGGGATTTACCCTTTGTCTCAGTACCAATAAAGGATTTACCAGATCCTGGCCCACCAGCAAGAAACACAGCCTTAAAAATAGCAAGATCATTGACACCTTCTTGCAATTCTTGATTTTCTAACATTCTCGAATAAATTTTGTTAATATCAACCATATTACTTGTCCCATGCCTTTGCTGCGTTAAAATTATTGAAACTGAATTCCATTCTATCTACCAATTTGACAGCGGTAGTACCATCACGGTCGATAGCAACATACCCTTCAGGATTCGAAACTTTAAATCCGTTATCAACTTTCACAAAAATATCAGTTAATTGTTTTACACTATTTAGTTTATTTACGATTAGAGATTTTGCATCTATTATACCTTCCATAAAATCTACAACCGCATATGCTACGCCATCTAATTTAATCAATTTTGCAACGATCTCATCTCTCAAATCTTCTTTAATTTTTCTGGACTTTTCGGTTTTCAATTTAATGATAATTTTTTCATCGAAATATTTTTTGACATACATTGAATATCCAAGATTGCCCATATTTTTAGTTGATATGTTTTTGCCTTCGCGGATGTATCCATTTAGATATGTTTTAAAACTACCACCAGCAAGTCCCTTGACAAATACTTTTTTCTGAATATCTAAAAATGCCTTAAAATCATTTGCTTTGATCTTTTTGAATTTACGCCCTATAGTAGACAACGCACCATCGACAGCGGTTTTTTCCGATCCAGTAAACTTTGCAGTACCAGAGACATCTTTGAAAGTCGCATCATCCATCCAGACACTACTAGATTTTTTCAATTTCGATATATCTGCACCAAATGAGGCCGACATTGATTGTAAGTCTGAGCCCTTGTAACTAGTGTGCCATACAACACCAATTTTTGCAGATGATATTTTTTTACCAAAATCAGATTTTTTATCGACAGCATACATCAATGTGTTGGGTTGAAAGGTGACATAATCAATACCGTCTAAAGTTTTATCTGATTTGTCATTAGTGAACATTAAATCCCCTTGAATGACATTCTTGATACCCAGCTTGGAAAATTCTGTAAAGGAAGTTTTGAATTTTTCTACCAAACCACTACTCAGTTTTGGATCTGCGTCTATCTCTGCAAGTGATTTATATAGCAAAGGAACTGCATTAAATACAGACTTTTTCGCAATGAAAAATTTACCATCAGAAGGATCGATTCCCGCGAATACCGCTGGAGCTCCATCCCATTTAACAGTCATATTCATTTTTCCTTGAGAATTGCCGTCAAGCATATCCCTCAATGACTTTAAAAAATTGATAGCAGATCTACCACCATCAATTCCTCCATTGATAATTTCATCTTCCAGATGTTCTAGGTGTAAATTTTTACCACCTTTAGATTCTTTCAAGAATCTACCGAAACTACGCATACTTTACTTCTCCTATTAATAAGTTTTGTTAGATATTTATGATAATTTTGCAAAAGGACCAAATAAATCGCCCTCCTTTTGAGACATAAAAAACAAGTCTCTAATAAATTCTTTTCTTCTTTTTTCGGTCATATTGGCGATAATGAAGGCAAATGTTACAATTTGTGAAATCGTTGTAACATCCTTCGTTCTGCCCGTAGTCCAAGCTTGTTCGAGTTGAGAGACAAAAAGTTTCAAATCCCCTTTAACGGTGAATAGTGATTTTTTTGCCATTATAACCTTTAATTTTTTTTCAAAATCTTTTTTATCGAATTTCATAAAGTGGGTATGCTCTGGCATACGTTGTTTGTCTTTTTTTAGCTCGATTTTGAGCATATCTTTAGGCACTTTTCCCAAAAAGGCGGCTGCGC